TTAACAATGAAAGGTGGGCCTATGGGTCTTGTATTTGCTGGTCCTGATGAAGGCTTTGAGTTGGAGTGCGACAATTGCTATCAGCTTGAGTGGCGTGAGCGTTGGCTTGATGCTGGTTCTCTTGTCGTTGAAGCTGAGGGTGAAGGTTGGGAGTTAGAACAGTTGGACAAGTGGGACGGTGTGACATACGCCGATGCCAAGTGTCCAGAATGTGTAGAAGAATAAGAAAGCAGGTAGAATATTGATGCGTAACGTTGTTAACAAAACGTCCGAGGAAGCGTTCACCGAAGTGTACGAGCGTGCGCTTGAGCGTGTCGAAAAGATGTCGTATCTGGAATTTGCTAAACAGACCAGCTTGGAAGATTTCAGAGCGCTAACACATATAGAAGACCGCGTTGCAGAAGCAATGGCGGAAGACTTTATACGAACAGGAGAGTGGTAAATATGGGAGCTATCCCTGAAATGATGGTGAGTGTCGGTGAGACTCCGTGGCATAGGCAGGGTTTGGTTCTGCCTGAAGACTCGGTGTTGACTCCGGCTGATGCGTACACGTTGGGTGGTCTTGACTACAACATTGTCAAGTCTCACATGATTGATTCACAGACTTACGAACCGATTCCAGGTCGTTATGTGCTGAAGCGTCAGATCACAGATGCATTGCATGACAAGATGATTGGTAAGCAGCCGCAGATTGTGTCGGATCGTTACGAGATCATTCAGAATTACGAGATGGTTGATCTGGTCAACGAACTTGGCTTGCCTGTCACTACGGCTGGCACGATGTTCAATTCCAGCATGGCTTGGATGCTGCTTGATCTTGGCGAGTCAGTTGCGTTTGCAGGTACTGAAGAAGCTACCAACCGGTTCTTGCTGGTTGCTACGCATCACGGTACTGGCAACTTTGTTGTGTATGTGGTGACAGTGCGTGTGGTTTGCCAGAACACTTACGATTTGGCTACGAAGATGGGTGATTTGCGTTGGTCGATCAAGCACACGTCGTCGGCCAAGGATCGTTTGTGGGAAGCAAAGGCTGGTCTGGAGCGTGCGTATCGTGCGATGGACGAGATGGATCAAGAGATTGTCAAGCTGTTGGACAAGGACTTCCGTGATTCGCAGTGGGTTGAGTTGAAGAATACGATTCAGCCCAAGGTTGAGGCGAAGATGGGTCCGCACAAGGTGACTGGTGATTGGGTGCAACTCAATACCAAGGCATACAATGCGGCTAAAGAAACTCGTAAGAAGCTTGATCTAATCTGGCACAACGACAACGGTACGATCCCGCGTCAGTCAGCGTTCCATGCGATTCAAGCTGTCAACGAGTACGAGCAGCATTTCCACGGGCACGGTAAGAATCGTGACCAGCGGATGATGCAGAAGTTCATCAAGGGTGACATGCCGATGACGCGTACTGCTACCAAGCTTGTTCGTGAGCTTGCTGGTGTGTGATCGTGCGGCTTCCTACTGATGACACGTTGTTTGAGTTGCTTGCTGATTATGTGTGCGACCAGGAGTGTCAGTCGTACGAGATGGTGTTGAGCATGGCTCGGTACCCGGAGTTGGTGAAGACTCGTCGGGTTATCAATGCTGTGTTGTCTGGGACGTTTAGTTGGTCGCAGTCTCGTATTGCTCGGCAGTGGCAGCAGGACCATACGTCTGTGGGTCACGGGTTGCGTACGATGACTGATACTGAAGCTAATGTCTCTGGTGAACTTGGACGAGAGTTCATGGAGGTGTTGCATGCGTCAGAGAATGGAACTGTCTCAAACGATGTGGATGGATCAGGCAGCTTGTAAAGAAGAACCATCTGTCAAGTTTTTTGATCATCGACAGATGGATTTNGGAGTTGCTATTTGCCAGAAGTGTGTTGTCAAAAAAACATGTTTGCAATGGCGCATCGACACAGTTGATCCGTGGGATACAGATTACGGAGTGTGGGGAGGTACGACACCTGCAGAACGTGATAGAATAAAGCAACAACAAAGGTAGGTGACCATGATTGATGCCTCAGGCATTATTTATGCAGGTCAGATTAGTAAATATAATGAAGAAGGGCCGAAGCCGACGGCGCTGGGCACGCGCTTGCGCGTGTCTGATGCCGGGGGGTGTGAGCGTCAGCGTTGGTACAAGGGCATGGGCTTTGACGAGTCAGAGACCCCGGACTTGCAGACGCTATTGGCGTTCCATGTAGGAAACAGCATTCACGATTTTGTGCAAGAAGCGTTTGTGCGACAGGCCGTAATGGGGGGAGTGTCGGTGGACCTTGAGGTTCCAGTCGATTGTCGCCCGTTAGGTGCCGATTTGTCAGGGTCTGCTGACCTTGTAGTGACGTATAGCGATGGTCACAAGGTTGTGGTTGAGTTCAAGTCTGCGTCTGCGTATGGCAGCAAGCTTGCACGAGAAGCGCCGAAACGTGAGCATGTGGCCCAAGCTGGGTTGTATGCGCGTGGTTTAGGTGCTACTGCAATTCACATTGTGTATGTGGCTAAAGAATCGTCGTTTCGTGACAAGGTTCGTGCGGGTGATGTGTATGAGCATTACTTTGAGTTGAAAGACCCGGTGTTTGATGGCCGCATGGAAACGGTGTTTGACATCACAGAGTTTGAGTTGATTCGTTTCAAGCGTGTTGAAGATGCGTTGAATAGAAATGTAATTCCTCGTCCTGTGGTGTATGACGAAGAGTTGAAGATTGTTGATTCTCCGGGACCATTTGGTCGTCCGTCAAAGAAAACGCATTGGGAATGTAGGTACTGCCTGTATAATAGTCTTTGTTATGGCAATGGGCCTGACGAAGTAACAATATAAACATCTTGGAGGATGTTATGACTGATAAAGTTAATAAGGTTATTCCTATGAAGCCTGCTGCTTGGGAAGCTGCTGGGCTAATTGGAGCTACTAAGGAACGGTCTGCTACTGCCCAAGTTCGTCATTGGATTAACGAAGGTATCCGAATGGCTGCTGAGCAGGATCGTTTAGATAAAATTGAACTCAACGCAAAGGTGATTGATCTGCATGAAGACCGTACTGCGTGATCTTGTAAAGCGTATTCCTGCGTCATATATCAAGACGAAGCCCGGTGGATTTCAAGCTGATTATGTGTCGCATGCTGATATTCAGCAGATTCTGTTGGCAAAGATTGGGCCGTGTACCCAAGAGGTCAAAGAATTAATTTACAACGCAGATGGTGTAGTGCAAGGCTGCATTTTGCGTGTGACGTATGAGATTGATGGCGAGCGTGTCATCATTGAAGAAGCAGGAGACGTTGAGCGCCCAGGTGCAAACAACGGATCAAATGCAAAGAACGCCGTATCTGATGCAATCAAGCGGTGTGCGATGCGAGTGGGTGTTGGACTCCACTTGTGGTCGCAAGATAACTATGTGCTGGACCGCCTAGCGCAGAGTGATTCAGCAGAACAGGAGGAAAGTGATGCTGAGTGAAGGATATGGGTTTGCTTACGGTAATCTTTGCCGTGATTGGGAATCCAAAACTGTGAATGCCCAGGGTCAAGAAAAGACTATTTGGGTAAATGCTTTGGCGTATCAGCCTAAGAAAGACGATCAAGTTATTTATGTTGACCTAACTGTTTGGCCGGACAACAACGATTCAGATCGTGAGGGTCAGGCGTATAGGGATTACACGAACAAGGGTAGTCGTGTGATGATCCGTGGCAAGTTTGCGCCTGACAATTATGTCAACAAGGAAGGCCAGCCCAAGATTGGTTGGAAGTGCAATCTGTGGGATATGGCTTCAATGATCCGTCCGCCGCTGGAATCGTCAGGTGCAGGTAATGTTGCTGCTGCGTTCCCTGGTGCTCAGGCTTCATCTCCTGAGCACGAGCCGTTCTAGTGGGTATCAATCGCACAGAATGGATTGATCCGGAGGTGTTGCGTAACTCTGATAGTTCTTTGGAGTTGCAGCCTGGTGAAAAGCCGTCTGTTTGGATCAAGCGTATTACTGGCAAGAAACCCAACAAGCAACGGTGAAAAAGAATCACACTTGCCAAATTGATGGCGGTGAGTGTGTGAAGGGGTCGGTCTACATGCATGGTGAGGTGCGTGTGGCCCGGCCCCTTTGTAATTGTTCGTGCCATCTCAAACCAGGAGAGAAGAAACGTGAGCGATGAAAAGTACGTTCCGAATGTTGATGTAATGATGGTTTACGAAGCGATAGACAACATTGTTAGTCTTAATAACGCTATTCGTAAGCAAGCATTTGACGAGAATCGTCAAGATTTGTGGCAGTTGTTTGAGGTTGGTCACAACACGCAGCTTGCATTGGCTGCTTATGTTGTTGCCCTTCAGAGTCATGGAGACATATGAATCAATCAGAAGCTGAATCACTTGTTGTGAAGATGAAGCAGTTGTGGGGTAACCCGTTCAAGGTTACGTCTTCGACTTCGATGGAGTGGGCGCAACACGCAGGTAGCGCATCTTATGCTGACATGGCGCGTGCTATTGACTCGTTTGCAGAGGCTGGTGACAAGTTCCCGCCATCGCTTGCCGAGGTTGTGTCTCGTGCCAGAACTTACAAGCCACGCAATGTGTTCAATCCGAATGCACCAAAATGTTGTGACTGTGGTGGGCCTACTCTGTCAGGCATGACTCATTTTCCGTTCTGCAAGCCACATGGCACAGGTGATTATTACATTGAAACTATGGAAGAGTATGTGAATAAATGAATAACAACGAAATTTTCCTAGACAATTCTGAAATTAATGCCCCAATTATTATTGCTACTTGGAACGTTGAGAATGGTCCAAATGTAATTATTTGGGAAGCAGGTTGGGATGCTCTTGACAACGATGATCGCATCGAACTGATGCAAACTCTTGCGGAAAATATGCTTGAACTACAAGAGCATATTGTTCCTGATTATCCGCCTGAAGATTTACAGGCTTAGTTACTTTTTCTTAGATTCCTTGCGAATCTTGCCAAGTAGAGCCTCCATATGAGGCGACTCATAAACACCAGTTACACGGCCTTTGGTAATAACTTCACGCCAGTGATTAGGTGATTCAATGACGGCAGTACCTTCGCCGGGAATGCCGACTCGGTACTCGTCTTTGTTAGTATCGTAAGTCAGAAACATGCCTGAGCTTTCTGGTAGTGGGCCGTCGATCCAGCCTGAACTTGTAAGTGCCTGAATGTGCCACCATTCTGATCGCACGGTTTGTTTTAGTCCCCATTTTGCAAGATAAGGTTTAACTGTTTTGTCAGCCATTGCGCGTGTAGCACCTGTTGGGCGACGCAAATCGACAGCGTGGCCGTAGCCGTCTGCTTGTTCCATGTGCCAAGAGCCACGGGGTTTCCAGTTGTAAGGAAAGTTTGCGCCTGTTTGCAAAATGCGATCTGGGTTTGCTGCAAGGTTGCCGCGTCCTGCTTTGTATTTGTCGTACAGAGCTTTTTGTTTAGAGTACAAACGCACCGCAGGATAAGTTCCGTAGAACTTGAGAGCAGGTTCTGAAAGCAGCCCTCGTACACGGAAATCTAACGTTGGATGTACTCCACGCAGATTGTCGTCCAGTGACATTAGTCGTCTAGGTCAGCTTCAGTAGCTGGTTCAAGATTGACCATTGAAGGGTTCGCCCCACCAATCGGGCCTTTAACCGCAGCATAAGACTTTACGATGGACAGTAGACCTGCAACGGCTGATGCCTTTAGCGAGTCAGCCATACCAACGTCAAGCATGCCAGCACCATCAGTACCGACGAGAGCAATAAGAGTCTGACAAAAAGCAGAGACAGCACGTTCAGCGGAATCCTTGAATACAGAAGTTGAAAACATGTTGCTAGTTTATTCAGTCTTTGAGCGAGAGTCCACAATTACGCCGAGAGTATGCAACGCTAGTGAACTGCCTGAAATCCAAAGACCCCAGCGAAGGGTGTCTCCAGACATGGTAATCAGGACGAGTCCTACGCCGCCTACTGTCCACGCAAGTGCGTAGCTCTCAAAGAAAATCTTTCTAATCATTTTTTCTCCGAGTAGTAGGTGTAGAAGGTCCTCCTGAAGTTGTTGGTGTGGTGGGGACGGGAGCAGGCGGGAGAGGCCGTGTAGCGGCTGCTACTGCGATGCTGGCACTTTGAACAGCAATGATAGCCCGTCGATCTTCGACGGTTACTGTGGAGCCTGACGGGATGTATTGCTCAGTCGCGCCACCAAAGATATTGACCTCTTCCTCAAACGCTTCTTTTACTTCGTCGTCTGCGTCTTGAATTGCTTCTGCGACTTCTTCGATTTGTTNGTCGGACAGTTCTTCGTATTCAAGTTCTTCGATGACTTCTGGAGTGATCTCTTCTAGTTCAGGTAGAAGAGTCGTCGTTGGAGGAATAGTTGTTGTAGGCGGTTGAGTCGTCGTAGGCGGCAGCGTGGTAGTTGTCGTCGGCGGGACCGTTGTGGTCGTTGTCGTCGTACTCGTAGTAGTAGATGTTGACGTTGATGTCGTCGGTGGCAGCGTAGTCGTCGGTGGCAGAGTCGTAGTTGTCGTAGTCGTCGGTGGCAACGTAGTGGTCGTGGTGGGCGGCAAAGTGGACGAAGTAGTTGTCGTCGTCGTCGTTGGGGGCGCCTGAGTAGTCGTTGATGGTGGGGTCGTAGTGGTAGATGGCGGTGCCTCGGTCGTTGTAGTTACTGGGATCGTCGTCGTAGTCGTCGTCGTAGTGGGTGCTGCGGTAGTAGTCGTAGTCGTCGTTGTAGTCGTCGTCGTAGTAGTCGATGACGTTGTGGTCGTAGTCGTTGTCGTTGTTGTTGGAGGGGAGTATCCGTCGGTTGACCATGTGACTGTTCCTGAGCCGTCTGGAACATCCATTCCAGATTGTTCTTGGTACGTTCTAAATCGTAGGACATAAGTTCCTGCCTGGGGAGTGAGGTGGAGCTTGGACCCATAACAGTTGTCTTGTTCGTTGTGGTTTCCGTCGTCATCGTCGGCCACGATATTGCCTTCTGAGTCAATTAGGCGCAGCCAAGGGTCAACGGTTGTTGCAAAATCTAAAGGACAAGCGGTGTTGCTGTCGAATGTAACGCTAAGCAACGTTTCGCCGTCTAAAGTTATGTTGTAGTCCAAATATGGCGTATCTGCACTAAGCGAAACGCTTTCAAGTGCAGTTGCAGCGGGTGCAAACCAAGCTGCTATATAGAAAAAAACGAGCAACGCTTTGCTCATTCTACGCCATTGCATTTCACAAAATTATCACAGGAAAAACTAAATGAGTAAGGCCCGCGACAAAGGAACGAAAGGTGAAAACGAAATCCTTGATTTATTGCAGAGAGCGGGGTTTCGTGACGCTCACCGAACCGAGTCGTCGCGTGAAAGCCATGACATTCATTGCGAACCGTTTGTGGTTGAAGTTAAATTTGCAAAGCGGTGGCTG